AGACCATTTGAATCCACAGTATAAATAGTATTATGGCAGTTCCTAGTAAATATATACAAAGTGTAATTAAGGCGGCTAAAGGTCGTCCAAAATCTACTGCGTGGTTTAGAGATAAAATTGCAGAGCTTGGTAAACCTACTGCTATGCAATTGATAAGAGATGGAAAGAAAGCAGCTAGACCTTTCTATGGTAATCTAAATATGTTTTTCTATGACCCAAAGTTTAAAAATACATTACCATACTATGATAGGTTTCCTTTGGTTTTACCCATAGAAAGATATTCAGACGGTTTCTTAGGTATTAATCTACATTACTTACCCATACCACTAAGGGTAAGACTGTTAGATGAACTAATGGACTACAGTACAGATACTAATTTTGACAGTAAAACAAAAATAAATACTAATTATCAACAGTTAAAAAAAGTAAAATTAATTAAACCAACACTTAAACGATATCTTGCTGGTCATGTTAAATCAGCATTTCGTAGGATAGATGGGGATGAATTTACAGTTGCAACATTACTACCAGTTCAACGATTCAGTAAAACATCTGCAGCTAAAGTTTGGAACGACTCAAGGAGTATGATTTAATGGCATTTAATTTAGGTAGAAGATTAGAGGGTACTGCGTATGGTGTTATCAATGAAGTTCTTTCTGGATTTCATAGTGATGACGGTTATGCAAGAGCAAATCGTTACGAGGTTATGTTAAATGCACCAACTGGTGAAAAGGGAACTACACCAACCAATCTACAAAATATATTTTCAAAAGTTATGGGTCAAGCAAAAGGTGATGGCACAGTTAGAAAAACTGGATTACGTTGTGAATCAATATCATTTCCTGGCCGTAATTTAGATACAACACCAGATACAAACATATATGGCCCAACAAGAGAAATTGTTAATGGATTTTCTTTTGCAGAAATAAGTGGTACATTTGTATGTTCTTCTGATATGAGAGAAAAACTATTTTTTGAAACATGGCAAAGACTCGCATTTGACCCACAGACATGGGCATTAGGATATTATGATGACTATGTTGGTTCAGTTGATATACACCAATTAGATGAACAAGATAACAAAAGATATGGCGTGCAGTTAATAGAAGCTTTTCCTAAAACTATTGCAGAACAATCATTAGGATATGGACAAAATGACACACTACATAGAATTAATGTTACTTTCAGTTATAGATACTGGAAAAATTTAACAGACGAAGCAGACCTACCCAAATCACTACAAAGTAGAATTACTGAAGTGTTAGTGGACAGCGTGGAAAGAAATATTAGGGCTCAAATCCCTAAAGTACTTTCAAGATTATAAAGGATGAAAAATTATGGCTTTACCAAAACTCGACAGTCCGACTTACGAGACTGAATTACCATCAACTGGCAAAATAATCAAATATAGACCGTTCTTAGTTAAAGAACAGAAACTTTTATTGATGTCACAAGAAAGTAAAGACCCAAAAGAACAAATGAATTCTATGGGTCAAATAATAAGTGCATGTACATTTAATAAAGTAGACCCATTTACGTCTCCTCTATTTGATATAGAATATCTTTTCTTGAAGATAAGAGAAAAATCTGTAGGAGCAAATGTAACAGTAATGGTTACTTGTCCAGACGACAATGAAACCAAAGTACCTGTAAAAATAGATTTAGAAAAGGTTGGTGTTCACATGACCGTTGGTCATACAAATGAAATAGAATTATCTGATAATATGAAAATGATAATGAAGTATCCTTTGTTAAGTGATATTGCAAACACAGCAATTAATAATGAAGCTGATACAGTATTTTCAATTTTACAACAATGTGTGTATGAGGTTCATCATGGTGAAACTGTGTATAACAGAGTTGATGTATCAGATAAAGACCTTGAAGAATTTATTGACAGTTTTTCTACACAACAATTTGAAATGGTTACTAACTTTTTTGAAACTATGCCAAAAATAAGACATGTGGTAAATATTACTAATCCAAAGACAGAGGTGAAAAGTGAAGTTGTTATTGAAGGGTTAGACTCTTTTTTAGTATAGCCCTTTCTCACGATAGTTTATTTAATTATTATAAAACTAACTTTGCATTGATGCAACATCATAAATATAGTTTGATAGAACTTGAAAATATGATGCCTTGGGAAAGGGAAATATACATAGGATTGTTAGAAGAATATATTAAAGAAGAAGAAAAAAGACAAAAACAGGAACAGGAGAAAGCAAAATATGCCAAGTAAATATCAAAAATGGGTAGATTTAGCACATGCCGTTGACCAATGGCGTATATTTCCAAGAATTTTTATCACAACATACATTTATCTGTTATATAAGGTTGTAACATGGTATATGGCATTACCAAGTCCAACTATGGAACAAAGTGGTTTAGTATCTATCGTTGTAGGTGCTGGAGCTGCATGGTTTGGTTTGTATACTGGTTCAAGTAAAAAATAGGGAACAATTATGGCTGACGATAAAAACTTTAAAGCACTCATTGCAGAACAGAAGAGAACTACTACAGCTTTAAATAAACTTGCTGGAATAGAAGAAAAATCATCAGAGAAGAAAGAAAGAACTGTCAAACAACAAGCAGCTGATGAGAAAATGAGGGGTGTATCAAGAGATAATCGTGACAAAAAACATCAAGCAAAAATAGAAAAACAAGGTGCAGTTGGTAAACCAGACGGTTCTGGAGCTCCTCCACCATCAAGTTCCGAAGAAAATGAAAAAGATAGAATAGCTTCATTAAAAAATGCTATTACAAATCCAATAGTTAAAGGATTTAAAGGTCTTAGTGGTGCTTTTGGTAAACTTGCTGGTATTTTCAAATCTAAGTTTGGTGGTGCTATAACAACTCTTGGTGGTTTACTTAAATTTGGTCTTTTAGGTGCAGCTTTATTTGCATTATCAAAATTCTTACAAAGTGAAACATGGGCAGAATGGAAAAAAGATTTAATTCCAAAATTAGTTAAAGCTTTTGATTTTGTAACAAGTGTGCTAGGAAGTGCTGTAGAAAAAATAAGTACTGGGTTTAAAGCAGCAAAAGTTTTATTTGATGGTTTTTTTAATGAACAAGGTGAATTTGATTTTATAGGTGGAATAAAAAAACTAAGAGAAAATATTGATTGTATAGGGCCTGCTATAGTAGGTATTGGTCTTGCGTTTGCAGCAGTATCCGTTGCCCTACTTCCAGTTGCTGGATTGTTATTACCAAGATTGGTATTTGGTGGATTATTTAAAGCTGGTAAATGGTTAATTGCAAAACCATTTATTGGTGCTTTTAAATTATTGGCAAAAGGTCTTGGTTTAGGCGGTGCTAAAAGTCTGGCAGGTGGTGGTGGTGGTCTTGTAAAAGCAGGATTTTGGTCTAAAACAATTACTACTGCAAAAGGTATCTTTAGTGGTGTTGGAAATAGATTTAAAAACCTTGCAACTTCAATTAAAAATTTAGCACCAAAATTTGTTACAACTGTTTCTAATACTGTAGGTGGTATGTTTGCTGGAATAAGAGATAGAATTGCTAACCTTGCATCTAAAGCTGCAAAACTTGCTGCGCCTGTTGTTAAAGCAGTAACAAATACAGTAAAACCAATTGCAAGTCTTATGAGTAAGGGTTTTAAAGGTGCATCAAGTGTAGCAAAAGCAGGTTTTGGTGCATTGACTCCAAAAACTCCTGTAGTACCTAAAGTACCTAAAGTACCTAAAGTAAGTGCTAAGGGTGCTGTTGACGTAGGTAAGAAATTTAAAGGTTTTTCAAAATTATTATCAATAGGAAAAAATGTTCCATTTCTTGGTAAAATACTAACAGGTGGAATACTTGCAAGTATGTTGATGAGTGGTAAACCAGCAAAAGAATTAGTACCAGATATTGCTGGATTATTTGGTGGTGTTGCGGCTGCAGGCATAGGAGCTTCTGCTGGTGGTGCTCTTGGTACTCTAATGTTTCCAGGCGTAGGAAGTGTTGTTGGTGGTCTAATTGGTGCTGTTATAGGTTCATTTGGTGGTGATGCTCTTGGAACTGGTTTAGCAGAATTTATGCTTGGTTTGCCGTTAAGTGGTACATTTGGTAAAGGAGTCAGGGGAGCAAAAGCAGTTGGTAAAAAAATGAGTGGATTGAAAAACTTCTTTTCCTTTGGTAAGAAGGAGGAAAGTGGAGCTGATATAACACCAGCTGAAATTATTTCTCAAGGTGGCAATGGTGGTGATGTTGGTGCGTTACCAAAATCTAATGGTAATGGTGGTGGGGGAATTAATTACTTCCCAGCAGAAGGTGGTGGTTCAACACCAGTTCCTAACACTATTGTTAATGCACCAATGGCATCAAATACAGTAACTACAAATAATCAAAATATTCTTAAAACTGTGGTAGAACCAGACGTTTATTTCCTAAGACAATCAGGTTGGGCAATATAAAAAAAATGCACCCCTAAGAGCTCTTGGGGTGCATTTAGTCGTTTCTGAATCATCAGGGACTAGTTTAGTTCATCAGAGGTAGACCAACCATTTCCATAAACTAGGCGTTTGCTAATTTATTAAAGTAGTCCATAGAGTCTTGGTCTTCACTATCTACGGAATCAGCAACTTTAGGTGCCTCAGATGGTGTTGTATCCACTTTAGGTGCGGCTACAGTTTCTTCTTCTATTGAATCTGTTACATTACCTACAGTTGTTTTTCCAGAAAGAACTGTGTCTAATCTGATTTTCAACTCATCATATGACTTGAAGTTACTGTCAGCAGTAAACTCATTTAGAGGATACTGAGATTTCCAAAGACTTTCTATGGCGTCATCATTATCTAAAATTGCAGTTGGACTATCGAACTCTGACTTATCATAGTTCCAGTATCCATCTACCTTACGGATTTTTAACTTGAAGTTTGCACCTTTCCAAAAGTCAAAAGGATTGATTGCACTTTCATCTTCAAACTCAGGTTGCATTGCAGCCATAATCTTGTCAAAGATTTTCTTCCCATAACGGAATAGAAAAACTTTACCATTGTTTTCTGGATGCTTAGAATCACTCTCAACATATATGTTTGAGTAATACTGCAACTTACGTTTTTGTTTTCTTGCAATTTCCTTATCTGATTCAATTCCAGAATTCCACAGAGCTGTGTTATGTTCTGAAACTGGGTCTTTACCCCCAACGGTAGTGAGAGAGTTCTCTATGTACCATTGACCAGTCGGCCCTTGAAAAGCATGACTCCACAGTTTTGCCCAAGGCAAATCTTCACCTTCACAAGATGGAAGAAATCTAATGACTGCATAACCATTACCAGACTTATCTAGCTCTGGTTTCCATAATCTATCGTCCTTATAGGATTTCTTTTCTTGAGGTGCAGAATCTTCTTTTACTGCATTTAGAAGTTTATCGAGCGAATTGCTCTTTCGTAATGAATCTAACGACATTTTTATCTCCTTATGTTATCGTATGTTATTGTATAAATCTTCGTATGTTATATATTCTACATTAGGATATTCACTAATCATTTTATGTATTGGATTAACCCACTTAAAATTCACAATAGTATATTCATTAAATATAGTATTAAGTTGATTATTCCAATTGACTGGATTAAATCCCTTTGCAGTTTCGGGCAGATAATTATCACTACCCTTATACACGTTATTTAGTGGTTCTTTGTAGTCACTACTGTCAAAACCTAACATGTATATCTCGTTAGCACCCCCTTGACACGCAAGGTGTAGTGCAGTATTTCCAGCAGACCAACCATTAGGATAGTCAATACCTTTGACCATATCATTATCATCAACCCATGTGATGTATATTCCTACATTCATTTCTGCTTTTAATTTTAAATCTTCATAATCCAAATCTGGATTTTGTTCCATAGCTTGTTTTACATTTGCATGAACTGTTTCTGGTTCTTTACCTTGTATAACAACATTTCCTCTACCAACCCTTGATGTTTCTTTTATCAGTTCAGCTGGATTTGTATCTCTCATAATATCTACGATACCACTAAATGCTGGTAGTATTTCCCAATCGGTAAACCAACAAGTATTCTCTGAAGCATATCCAGATTCATATATCTCTTGTTGCATATTATAATCTACGGATACAAGATTATCAACCTTCATATCACGATAGACTGCATTACAACCCCATGTTTCTATACTGTTTGGTATACTTGTGGGCCAGACTTTACCTAGTCTAGATTCACCATTACCATATACTATAACTTTTTTATACACGTTTGTTGAAATGTCGTCTTGGACGATACCCTTGAGGCCACTCTGGTTGTCTACTAGCAAGTTTCTTAACCCTCTCACCCATTTCATTGTATTTAATCTGCAACTCTGAACATTCATGTTCTAACTGACGAATACGTTCTAATTGCTTCACACATTTATGTTCAAAAAAACCTTCTGAACTATTGGACATAATTTACTCCTGTTTTATTAATGTCATAAGAATCATCTTACACCTTTTTCTATCGAATGTCAAGAACTTTTTGTAGTTTTTTAACATTTTATTTATGTTAGGCCAAACCACATCACCACTCATTTTCTTATCCCAATTCTTTGTATATTCTACAAGACTGTCAAGGATAATCATGGCTTCCATAGATACACGATTACCAAGATGTTCTTT